CCAACGACTTTGCTGTAGATAGAAGATACAACAATGCCGAAGACCAGTCTGTTCTCGATTTTGATGATACAAGAAAGGTAAGACTCACTCTTAGACAAATTAATCAACTGAGACTCCAAGCAGAAGCGCATGATGCGGAAAAGCGTTCTGAATTAGATTTCATTAAGCAAATGTATGGAACTCCAGTTGAGCAAGAAGAATAAAAATAAAAATAAAATCCAGGACATAGCATTCGTATTAGGCAACGGAACTAGCCGTGCAGCAGTTGATCCCACCAAATTAGTTGATATTGGAACGGTATACGCCTGTAATGCCATATACCGAGAGATGGATCCACACTTTTTAATAGCAGTTGATGTAAAAATGGTCAACGAACTGATAGAATCAGGCTATACCAAAAAAGGCACGGTATGGACAAATCCTAACAAAGGCATCAAGAACAGAAACGAAGTAAACCTATTCAACCCACACAAGGGTTGGTCAAGCGGTCCAACGGCACTTTGGTTTGCCGCTTCAAATGGACACAAAACAATATACATACACGGTTTTGATTATCAGGGCCTAAAGGGCAAATTTAACAATGTGTATGCTGATACCCACAATTACAAGAAATCAACAGACTCTGCTACCTATTTTGGAAACTGGCTTAGCCAGACTGAAAAGGTTATTAAGGAGTTTAAACACACACAGTTCTATAGAATCGTGGAACCCGGAGGGTTCATTCCGGATAGATTAGGGCCTAGTCTAGGCAATCTAAGACACATTTCATTCGAAGATTTCGACAAAACCTTCGAGGGCACTATATATCCTAGCAAAATGACTCAAAAAACTACCATTTAACCGGTTTTTTATAAGTAAAATGTAAATACATATTGAAACAGCCTTACCAATTAAAAGGAGAATACAATGGCAGATAAAACTACACTAGAACAAATGCTTGAGCATTTGGTCAATGACGACTCTGCAAAAGCAGAAGAATTATTCCACGAATATGTGGTAGCAAAATCAAGAGAAATTTACGAAAACCTTATCGAAGAAGAAATGAAAGATGAGGAAGTTGACGAAACATCTGAAAAAGACGAAGACGAGTCAGTAGATGAAGCATCTAAGGACGATGACGCTGAAGAAGATAAAGTAGACGAAGCATCTGACAAGGATGAGGAAGTTGAAGAATCTTCAAAAGATGAAGAAGTTGACGAAGAATTTGAAGAAGTTGCTGTAGAAGCAGACGACGAAGATGAAATGGATGCAATGGGTGGTGACGAAACTGACGACCTAGAAGCAGACATTACTGGTGATGACGAAGAAGGCGAAAAAGAGCCAGAAGAGTTATTCCAAGATCTAGACTCTATCGTTGATGAACTACAGGCTAAATTCGACGAAATTAAAGGCGAAGAAGGCGGCGAAGAAAAAATGGGCGATGAGGAAGAAAAAGAAGAAGAATCAATTGCTCCTTCAGAAGACGATGCTGCATTTGACGCTGAATTAGCAACTATGCGCGAGTATGTTGAAAAAGTAGCAGGTGGACACGGTGCTGAAACTAAAGGCGGTGCTGAATCTGCAGACAACAAAAAGTCAGTTGTTGATAACATGAAAAATGATATGGGTGGAACTACTGCTAACATCGCTAAAGGCGGCGAAGCATCAGAAAAGAATGATGGTGGACTAGCAGACATTACACCTAAAGAAGAGAATGCGGGTAATGTTAATACGCCAGGTTCAAAAAATGCAACTAAAATGGACAGCACAAAAGGACACGGTGCTGAAAAAGCAGGTAGCAAAGAATCAGCGGATAACAAGCAATCAATTTTCCGTGGTCGTAGATAATAGAGGAGACTAAGGTTGAAAACTAACCTACAAGAACATCTGAGCTTCGATCAGGCTAAAATCGTCGTAGAGCGTGATGAAGGCGAGAATGGCAAAACGTTACACCTGAGTGGAATTTGCATTCAGGGTGATATACGCAATGCCAATCAACGCATTTATTCTTCTAAGGAGATTGACAGGGCTGTTACTACGCTCAACGAACAGATTTCTGGGGGGTATTCAGTGCTAGGTGAAGTTGATCATCCTCAAGATTTACGTATCAACCTCGACCGTGTTAGCCACATGATTACAAAAATGTGGATGGACGGTCCTAACGGCTACGGAAAACTTAAAATGCTTCCAACTCCAATGGGTCAATTAGTTTCGACCATGTTGGAGTCGGGAGTAAAACTAGGAGTTTCTAGTCGAGGATCAGGCGAAGTGGATCCAAGCGGTAATGTTCAAGGATTTGAAATTATCACAGTGGATGTGGTTGCACAACCTAGCGCACCAGGCGCCTATCCAACACCAGTTTATGAACACCTTATGAATAATACAGGTGGTTACGAGGCATTTAAAGTAGCACAAGAAGTCCAAGGCGACGCACAGGCACAACGATACATAGCAGAGAGCTTGAAAAAGATTATTCAAGGTCTTAAATCTTAAGGAGAATCACAATGCTAGAATTTGTAAAACAATTGTTTGAAAACAACGTGATTTCCGAAGAAACTAAGTCGGAGATTGAATCCGCTTGGGAAACTGCTGTTCAAGAAAACCGTGACACAATCTCTACACAATTACGTGAAGAGTTCGCACAGAAGTATGAACACGATAAGACCGCGATGGTAGAAGCAGTAGAAAAGATGCTGGCTGATAGAATTCAGGCTGAGCTATCTGAGTTTGCTGAAGACCGTCAAGGACTTATTGAAGCAAGAGCCAAGTATGCTAAGAAAATGAAAAAAGATTCCAAAGCAATGGAATCATTCGTTCTTAACAATTTGAAAAAGGAACTTGCTGAACTTCGCGAAGATCGTAAGAATGTAGCAGGAAACGTTGCTAAATTAGAATCCTTTATCGTGGATGCACTAGCGAAAGAAATCGCAGAATTCCACAGTGATAAGAAAGATTTGGCTGAAACAAAAGTTAAACTTGTTAGAGATAGCAAGGCTAAGTTTGAAGCAGTCAAAAAAGACTTTATCAATAAAGCATCTAAGGCAATTCAGGAAACAGTATCGAAAGGTATTAAATCTGAAATGACTCAGTTGAAAGAGGATATTGAGGAAGCACGTCAGAATGATTTCGGTCGCAGAATTTTTGAAAGTTTTGCAAGCGAATATGCAACTAGCCATCTTAATGAAAAATCCGAAACTGCAAAACTTCTTAAAGTTGTAAAACAGAAAGAAGAAGCGGTAAAAGAAGCCGAAGCAAAAGCAGAGGAAATTGAGAAACTAGTTGAAAGCAAAGATGCTGAAATTACGCAAATTAAAGATGCAGTTCAACGCAGAGAAGTGATGTCAGAATTGATGGCACCTCTAAGCAAGGACAAGCAGGAAGTAATGGGCGAACTTTTAGAATCAGTGCAAACAAATAAATTACACGCAGCCTTTGACAAATACATTTCAGCCGTAATGGAAGGAAATGTGCCGAAGAAGGAAAAGGTAGCGTTGACTGAAGGCAAAGAAGTAACAGGCGATAAAGCACAGGCACAGATCGGTGGTTCGGAGCAAAAAACCGCTGAGATATTTGACATCCGCAGGCTTGCGGGACTAAAAGTTTAAGGAGAACAAAAAATGTCACAACTATTAGAGTCACGCTGGTCAGAAACCAAAGATGCACTTTTAGAAGGGCTTCAAGGTAACAAGCGCACAGTTATGGCAACGACTCTGGAAAATACCCGTAAGTATTTGTCAGAGAGTGCTACAGCAGGTGCAACTTCTGCCGGCAACGTCGCAACATTAAATCGCGTCATTTTACCAGTAATCAGACGTGTAATGCCAACAGTTATCGCTAACGAACTTGTTGGTGTTCAACCAATGACTGGTCCTGTTGGTCAAATCCACACACTAAGAGTAAGATATGCTGATGCATTCAACTCTGCAAGTGGAACTGACACTACAGCAGGTGAAGAAGCACTATCACCATTCAAGATTGCTGAAGGTTATTCAGGCTCAACTAATGATAAGGCTGCATCAACTGCTGCTTTAGAAGGTCAAGCAGGAAACAGACTTTCAATTCAAATCTTGAAACAAACTGTTGAAGCGAAAACTCGTAAATTGAGTGCTCGTTGGACGTTTGAAGCAGCACAAGATGCTCAAGCGCAACAGGGTATTGATATCGAAGCAGAAGTAATGGCTGCCCTAGCGCAGGAAATTACTGCTGAAATCGATCAAGAGGTGATTAGTTCACTTAACACATTGGCTGGCACAGCCGCTTTAACATACGACCAAGGTGCAGTATCAGGAACTGCAACATTTGTTGGTGATGAACACGCAGCACTTGCTGTTCAAATCAATCGTGTTGCTAACTTGATTGCGCAAAGAACACGTCGTGGCGCAGGTAACTGGGCTGTTGTTTCACCAACAGTATTAACTCTGTTACAATCTGCAACAACTTCTGCGTTCGCAAGAACAACTGAAGGCACTTTTGAAGCACCAACTAACACTAAGTTTGTTGGAACACTAAACAGTGCGATGAAGGTTTATGTAAACGGTTATGCTACAACTGACGATGTGTTAGTTGGTTACAAAGGTTCATCAGAATCAGACGCAGCAGCGTTCTACTGCCCATACATTCCATTAATGTCAAGCGGTGTGGTTCTTGATCCAGCAACATTTGAACCAGTAGTTTCGTTCATGACAAGATACGGTTATGTAGAGTTAACAAACACTGCATCATCTCTTGGTAATGCGGCAGACTACTTAGGTAAAGTTGCTGTTACATCAGCGAACCTACGTTTTGCGTAAGCAATAACAATACTTTCGAGTATAGAAAAGGGCGGCTTAGGTCGCCCTTTTTTTATGGCTTGACAATCTATCAAAATTAGTGTTAAATAATAGTATGGAAGAAATTGAAACATACGAAGATTTCCCTAAACTACGAGCTCAACTAGAGAGGTGGAAAAGGAACTTTCCTATGTTTAGGCATGATGTTAAAAATTTTGACACAATTCTTGAAGAACACATGAAGCAACACATGGAACACCTAATCAAATACAAACAAAGCAAAAAAAAGATTTGGTTAGAAAAAGCACAGGAAGAACTAGATCATATCAATCGCATATTAACTACCATAAGCAAGGTAGAACTTATGGCTTTGCTTTCGAAAGGATAAATACTTGTGTCAGATAGTGTACCACCCAGGTGGTGGACTTATGGGGAACCAACCCCGTAGCGGCTAGAACCCGCATCGGACTTCTAAACATAGGAGAAAACAAATGGGAAGACCACTTAGAAAAGATGTAAATGGTGTAGACGTAATCAAAACACCTGCCGGTGCTGCTACAGGTATTACAGTAAATTTTTACCAAGGCGGATCAAACAGAACTGATGGTGTAATCATTAAACAGCGTGGAGGTTCTTCATTCTTGTGTGCTCGTATTGGCGACATTGCTGATACAACAGCAGGCAAACAAATTGTTTGTAAACTAAAGAATGGAACGCCTAGTGCTGCATATGAAATGCAACTGCAAGGTTCAACGACAGGTAACCTTGACGCTGATCTAGTAAACATTGCTAAAATTACTAAGCGTGTTGCAACTGACTTTTCTGGAAACAAGTATAACTGGTATCTAGAAAACGATTCATCTGCAGATTACATTGTTTTAACAGCAATTAGTTAATAGGTAATTGAATAATGTCTGAGTTTCTACAAACCAACGGTGATTATAACATCAAAACCAAAGAAGGTGGCATCATCAAACTTGATGTTGGACCTCCTACCGGTGGCGGACAAGTAATTGTTACCGCAGACTTGATTGTCGAAGGCGACACACTAACTGTAGAAGCAGAGAACTTAAATGTTCGAGACAATATTATACAATTAAACTTTGGCGAGACAGGGGCTGGTGTATCTCTAAGATATTCTGGTTTACAAATTGATAGAGGATCACTTTCCCCTGCTTCGTTCTTTTGGGATGAAAATGACGATTCATTTAATCTAGCAACAGGATCACCTGAATCGGCATTTAACTATTCAGATGCAACTCTTAGATTAAAAAAAGTTACAACTGATACTGCCAGTCCAGATTTGATATTAATAGGATACGGAGAAGGTGTTATTACGGTAGCCGGAACAAATAATTACGAAGACCAAGTTACTGACGATGATGACATTCCAAACAAAAAATATGTTGACGATTCAATTAGAGACAATCCAACATTCCAAATCATTGACGACAATACTAGAGTAATTGTAACGGATAAGGAAGTTGCAGGTTCATTGGCATATCTTACTTCCAACACTGGATATAGCACATTTGGTGAGAGTGCTGTTTCGGTGTTAGTTGACGGAACTCTTAACACTCAGTTTTATACCAACAGGGTATTAATGCAAGGATTAGAGTTTAATCAAAATGAGCCAAATAATCCAACCATTACTGTTAATAACACCAACGATAACATATATCTTCAAACCAACGGTACGGGTAAATTAAGAACTAATTATGGATTACAATTAGAAGAAATTTCGGTTGATCCTGCATATATTTCAGGATCGACAATTGCTTATGCAAAAGAACCAAGCATAGGTGATACAGGTTTGTTTTACAGAAATAGTAATAACAGCACCGATGAATTGATAAGTAAAAATAAAGCATTGCTGTTTAGCATGATATTTTAAGGGAAAAAGATGATTACAAGCCAACAACTAACAACCACAAGTATAACAAAAGTTTTTACTGCTTCAACAACTGGTGCATCAGTCGGTGGTGCTGTATCAGCACAGGATAGAGCAGTTACAAACATTATACTGTGTAATACTGGTGCTGTAACTATCACAGACGAAACGGCCAATAGAACTGAAGTTGACATCTATCTTGTTAAACAAGGTAATACTCCAGTCGTTGGAAATCAAATTGTAGCAAATTTAGCAATACCAGCAGGTGAAACTGTATTTTTCAGCGATGAAAAAATTATTCTAGATGGTGGAGATGAAATACACGTAAAGGCTGACGATGCTAACTTGATTACCGTTACTGTTAGTTCGCTGCCTGTATAAGGATAGATAGATGAAGTTTTTAAAAACACAATACACATCACGTTACAGTCCTAGCGATAATACCATTAGGGTAAACACCTATGGTAGAGCAGTCATGGACTTTAATGGCGGAGTATTGTTACCCAAGGGAACGACAGCACAGCGTCCGCAGTTAACTGGCGTTAGACAACCCACAGATGCTAACGGAACAATAAGATACAATACCACACTAAATGAAATTGAAGCCTATGTCGGTGGCAATTGGGAAACTGTAAGAGCACCGGGTGCAACTGCAATTTCAATTGAAACATTTGGTCCTGGAGATTCATCCGACACAATCTTTGGGCCGTTAAATAATGTACCAGCAAGTGCAAATAACATTTTGGTACTAGTCGAAAATGTTTTGCAGATTCCAACAACAAACTTTACACTGAATCAAAATCCAACATCAACCGGAACAGGACAAGAAGTTGCTGCCGGCAGTTTTAGCATTGGTGTTGAATATATTATTACTGCAACTGGCTCAACAGACTTTACAACAATTGGTGCTGCTGACAGCAATCCTGGAACAGTCTTTACAGCAACTGGCGCTGGAGCCGCAGACCCTACCGGACTAGCAAGACCAACAGGATGGTACCTAACATTTACATCAGCAGTTCCATTAGCAAAATATGTAACAGTGTTCTTTGGATTTGCAAACTAGGAGGTAACAGATGGCTCAATTGGGGCGAATTGGCGGACCGTTACTAGAGCAAAATTTACGCAGAGACGGCGTAGATATCAAATTTTCTAACACGATATACGATTCAACATCATTGCTTTACATTGATGTTAACAATGGTAGAATTGGTATCAAGGATGACACACCTAGTTTTGATCTAGACATTAACAGTGATGCTCGCACCACAAACATGATCGTTGACGAGCGTGCAAAAATTGATAATATTATTGCAGTAGCACCTAGTTCTTTTACTACTGTTGTTGGACCTATTCACATATTACCACAGACTGCAGGAAGTTATATTAATTTACAAAGAATGAGATCCGACGATCTTCAATTCAATGACAATACAATTTCAGGAACCACATCAAATCAAACTATTGAGTTGAAACCGAGCGGCACTGGCACTGTAGAAGTTTCATCTTCAACTAACATTTACGGTAATTTAACAGTTACAGGAAATATCACACTAGATGGAAATCTAACAAAGTTAGGAAATTTAATTGTTGGTGATGAATTATATGATCCTGATACAGGATTAGGTGACACGGTTGAGATCGTTCCTGATTTTACACAATCAATTATTCCAGGGGACGACAACCTTTGGGATTTGGGTAGAGATCAGTTAGACTCTAGTCCAAGACGCTGGAACGAATTATATATAACGGATAACCTAGTAAATGCCGATAGAGTTAATCCCCTTAATGTGTATGTTAGTGATCAGATGCATCTTAATGGTGTTGATAATCAAATCTTTGGAATGCAATCAAACGAAGATATCCTATTGAATCCAGACACTGGAGTGGTTTATATCGAAAATACCAAATGGGAAACTAACAATATTACAAATTTAGTAGATACTCCATTACGATTCAGAAGCACCGGAATTGGTTATTTAAGATTTATGGGAGATAACGGTTTTGTTATTCCTGCAGGGCCTAATACTGACAGACCACAAAATTTAGGTACTCCTATACGCCCTGAATTGGGTGATACTCGCTGGAATACCGATGAAAAATACCTAGAATCTTTTTCAGGAAAAATTAATGTAGTAACAGCAATTGGTAATGTTGCAGGACTTTCCAACCAAACACGCACAGGGTTATCGGGTGCAACGAACGGATACGGACAAAATGCTACATTTACTATCGTAATCGCTTCAGGATCAATTGCAGGAATATCAGTAACTAATCAAGGACAAGGATATGTCCAAAACGATATCATAACTATACTAGGAACAGCATTTACTGGCGGAGCAACTCCAGCAAACGATGTTACCATCACAGTAGGCGCACAGATAGATGACGGTTATGAACTTTCCACAGGTGGTGGTGCGGAAGTTGACATAGAACTTATGGAAGATCTAGGTGACGTTTATAGCCTAATGCTTGGCTAATTTCTCCTTTTGGCTAAATACTTGTGTTAACGTATGCCAACGTTAATCTTTTACTGTGGTCAACCCGCAATGTAAGGTGGTTGGAGGGACAGGATCCCCGTGTAAAAAGGAGTGCAGATGGCAATAGGTCGTATATCTGGGCCGCTCTTGAAGGCAAATTTGGTACGTGATAATGTACCGTTGTCCTTTAGAAATGGAGCGAGTGACCCTGACATTTTATATCTTGATGTAAGCAATGCTCGCATAGGTGTAAACAACTCTGCTCCAACAACTGATTTACACGTCACAGGATCTACAAGAACTACAACACTTACAGTAGATAATCAAATAGATGTTGGTAACTTACACATTACCGGCAATACAATTTCAAGTGATTTAGATACCATTAGTTTTGTTCCATCAGGAGCAGATCCAGTTATCTATCATTCAAGAT